ATACTTCCATTTCTTGTAAATCGTTACCGACACTCATTTGTATACTCCGAATAAAAATCTTTAATTTATTCTATATTTATTTATAAATTAAAGATTTAACAAATACTCACCAAACAGTCTAAGCTTGGCTTTTTCATCTAGTTTTTTAGATTCTGAAAGTTTTTCAACTTTCTTTTGGATAATGGATGCATTCATTTCTTTTAAAATGCCCCCATCCCATACCCACTCTTTACCTTCCATGATACCCTCAACAAAGGCATCAGGTGCAGAAGGATCTGCTACAATATCTGCAGCAGTTGCAAGCATGAAATCATCTCCAATATATTTCACACCATTCTTTTCAATTAAAGAACCAATTCCTCTTGAGGAAACTCCAAGTTTGACTCCTTCTCCAAGAAGAGACTTGGCAATGTTTCCCATTGGGGTATCTAGAATTTTTGCCTTACCTACAAAATTATTACCTTCTGCTTTAAGGCTTGTGATCATATGAGAAACTCTATCCAGATTTACTGTTGGTCCATCTGGATGACCAAGTTCTCCTAATGCTCTTCCTTGTTTGATGAAATTCTCAGCATACTTATTTACTTCTCTGGAAAGAACTTCCATTGGATAGCATCTACCATTTCTATTGGTAACCTCTGCTTGAAGAAATGGACCCTGAATATACAGGGTTTGTTTTCCATTCTTTTCTTCAGTAATGATTTCTACTGATTCGATTTCTTCTGTGATTAGTTTCATCTTACTGTCCAGTTACTTGTACTTCTGAAATATAAACTCCAGTTGCTGTACCACCTAAACCATATGCAGCAACTTTTACACTTCTTGCCACATATGCTCCAGATACACTTGTTGCTGCTCCAATTCCAGTTGATGAATTATAATTGACAGTAATAGTGCTATCAGTTTTTGAAATTATTTGATTATGACTAGTACATAATCCTACAGGAAGTGCTCCTACAATTGATACATAATCTCCAACTACAAATGGATTTCCAAAATTTTCTCCAAAAGTGACAACAGTTGTTGTTCCAGTAGTAATCCCAGAAATAGATTGCTTTGCAACTCTTTCTTTTAAAATTTCTGGGTAATTTGTAAGAATTGCAAAATCACTGGTAGTTGCAGTTGGATTTGTTCCAATAGCAACTGCAACTGCAGCACCAACAGGAGCAATTCTAATATACCCAGTGCTTAAAGTAATAGATGTACTTTGTGTTGAAGCTGCACCAGCACTAGTTATTGGTGCTACAGTTTGCACTATTTTTAATGCCATTATTCCTCCCCTGAAGCAAACATTGATTGGGCAATAGCGGGTTTCAATTCATCAATCATGCTTGAAGACTTGGAATAAAGAATTTCTTTAATTTTGTCAGTTACATCCTCTGGAGATCCTCCAGAAAGAATCATGTCCATAAATTCAGCAGCAGAATCCATAAAAATACCAAAGAGTATAAATTTATTTATATTTCCGCCCCTTTGGCATTTATTGAGGTTGCTTTATCCGCACTTGCCAAGTCTGGTTCTTTTGGATTTGCTCCTAAAGTTTGATTGCCTGCTGCCATTGGATCAAGTGGCATACCATCTGGTCCAACTGCTGGCATTAGTTTTGGATCAGGATAAGCACCATCTTTAATTTCTTTCTTGATTAAGTTATCCTCATCATAAATTTCTTGATCAGTTTGTCTTAGAATCTTCCTTCTTACATAATCTCTTGAATAGTAAGTTCCAATGTAAGGTTCAATTGCAACCATAAGATTGAGTCTTTCGTTCATTAACTCAGTATCTTTAAGTTCTGAGAAATGTCCATCATAAAGGTAATCATATTGAATATGATCACTCATCTTGTCCCAATCTTCTGGAGTTACAATGTTTTTTAGAATAAGTTGAGTCTTAAGAAGATCATGGAATACATTGCTGAATCTCTTTCTCAATCTTCCAACAAATTTACCAAACATCAGTTCATCTCTAAGAATTTCTGATGATCTTCCAAGATTGAATCCACCATCTGAAGCAGTTCTTGATTCTGGAACATTCAATGCTCTGAATAGTTTCTTTTGGAAATATTGAACATCAGTAAGTTCTCCAAGATTTTGTCCACCAGGAAGAGTAGAGATCTCAGTTCCTCTACCACCTTCTCTTCTTGGGAGCCAAAAATCTTCCATCATGCTCATGAACTTTTTATCATCACGCATTTCGCCAGTGTTAGCATCATAAACAAGTTTATTTCTATACCTGTTCATAACATCTCTAAGGTATTGCTCTGCCTTTACCTTAGGAAGATTGCCAACATCAATGTAGAAAATTCTTCTTTCTGGTGCTCTTGAAAGTCTGTAAATGACAAGAGCATCCTCAATCATTCTAAGTTGATTGAGTGCTTTAATTGCTTTATGTAGATATGAAAGAGTAAGTTGTCTATTTCTATCTACTAATCCAGATGTAACAAAAGTTACTGAATCTTTAGCAATAGGAATTCCTTTGTTTGCTGCTGCAGTCTTTTGGATATGACCTTGTGGGAAATACAAGAAGTATTCTTCAATTTCGGGTTCATTGAAATCGCTTGCATCTTGTCTGGAATTATACATTCCAGCAAAATTATTACTTACCTTTTTTTCCTTTCTTATAAACTTAACTTTCAAAGCATCCATGAATCTAATATCTTGAATGCCTTCTTCTGGTTTCTTTAAATCTATAACTTTGTGATATAAAATTCTTCCATCTACATACCAATTCTTAAAGATTTCATGTGCTTTTTTATCAAAGTCCATCAAATCTTTAATGTACTTAAATTCATCCCTGATAATTTTTTTAAGAGAATCACTGGCATTTAAATTGCTCAATTCAATTTCAACAGGAGAATCATTTAAGTCACTAACAATAGCTTCATTGATAACATTTTCAATGGCACTATCACACTCTGGGTGAAGTGCCATTTCTCTGTATCTTTTAATTAAATCATACTCATTTCTGAATACACCTTCAATATCTACATATTGTCCATAAAATCCACTAGTCAGATAATAATCAACCCCATCCTCGTTATTTTCGGGGACAGGGGAGATTGCTGACTTTGGTAGTTGATTCTCGTCTTCAATTGAAAAACCAAAAAGTTTTGCCATTGTATAAAGTTAAACTGTAGAAGTATTTAGACTACCTGTGAAGTTGCAGTATTAGCATTATCTGCTGCTTCCCACCATTGAACTTGTAGGTCTACAGTGAACTCTTCAATTTCATTCTCATTGTTATATGACAAATCAATTTGAGAAACACTAGTTGGGAATACACCATGAACAGTGTACTTTCTCAGAACATCAATTTCTCCACCTTGAGTTCCTTTTTGATTGAGTCCAGTATACTGACCTCTTGAAAGTTGAGCAACAGTTACATCTGCTTGATACTCATTAGGATCAATAGTTCCACTTCCATCAGAAACTTTAACAATGTAGTTCATCCATCTTTCAAAGATGTTTCTCCACTTAAAGTCTACATCATTGATGACAGTGATGGTCCAAACATCAAAGGTTCTATCTCCTGCAACCTTTAGAGTTCTACCTCTGAAAGGAACTGGAATTTCAGTGATGGTTGATGCTGGAAGTCCAGCTGCTTTGATGAGCATGTTGTCATCAGTAGATACTGAATCTCCTGTTGGGAAGGTATAGTTTCCACCCAGTTCTGTGCCAAAAGAAACCTCAAAGAGGTTACTTCTGGCACCACCTCCCTTCATCTGGGATTTGAACTTATCAATAGTTCTATCGCTAAAGTTAGGCATTGTTTTTACTCCTATTTAGATTAAACTGTACCTACAACTGTCTCAAAGGAGACTCCAGTTCTAGTTGCAACAAAAGTCAGACCAATGAAGTTAATGCTTCTTGCAGGTTTTACAAAAATGTCAGCAACAAATTCATTTCTATCAATTACATCTGGAGTATTGTTAGATTCATCACAAACTAAGAGGAAGTCAGTGATACCTCTCTTAACTTGTACATCTCTCAGATATGGTTCAACAATGTTGATGAAGTTTGCTCTTGTTGCAGCATCATTGAATTCAAAGAGTTGTGCATCAGCAGCACCTTTGATTGCTTGCTCAATGGTGATGAATAGTCTTCTAACATTGATTCTGTCAAATGCTGACTGATATGCTAGAGCAGTCTTATCTCCAAATAGGATGATGCCAGATCCAGGTGAAGAAATAATTGGGTTAACTCTTTGTGAATAGAGTTGGTCTCTATCTGCCTGAGCTGGATTGTATGCAAGTTTAATTGCAAACTTGAGGCTTCCTCTGCTCTTTCCTGCTGGTGAATACCAAGGGAACTGATTGATGTCAGTTCTTACACAGAGACCAGCAACATCTGCTGAACATGGCATGTAGACAAATTGCTGATTAAATCTATCATAAACATATTGATATCCACTATCAAATACAGCATATGATGAGGAAGTAAGAGGACTAAAGAATGAAAGGACATTCTCAAGTTGAGTTGCAGAATCTGCTACATTAACAACACCTTGTCTGTATGGTGAAATGAATGCAACACAATCTTTTCTTGAATCTGCAATGCTAATTAATGTTTTTGCTTTTGCTTGCTCAAGTTCTTTTCCACCAGAAGCACTTCCCTGAAGCAGATAGTTAATTGATACTTCAGCATCATTGTTAAACTTATCATATGCAGTGATGAGGTTTGTTAATGAAGCTTCAAATCCCCCTGCTAGTCCATTGTAATCTTTACCACCATAAAGTGTAAATGATTTATTTCCAATGGAGTTGAATGTATGATTTTCTGCTACTGTTCCCCAGTCTCCTAGAGATTCTGACTGTAAAGTAAACCCACTTGAGAATTTGACCGAAACTGGATCTAGACCCCAAGTTACATCAGTAGTTATTCCAGGAGATTTTC